CGCGCCACAAGTTAAACAGTTGAACAAAGATAAGCGAGATTTGCTTGTTATTGAACCTGTTGTAGAGCGAGCAAAGCGAGCGGCTGAAACGCCAATGACGCCACAGGATTTAACTCGTGCGTTGCTTTACACAACTGGTGGAGCTGGATTGCCTGGCGCTGCATTTCTTACTGGTAGTCCGATTCTTGGAGCGGCCTTAGCTGGTGGGCTTGCGATTGCTGGAACTAAACCAGGACAGCGTTTGCTTGGCAAAGCTTTAACTGCTACTGGTAAGGCTGGACAGACTATGGAGCAATCATTGCCAGATATTGCTCGTCAACTTGTAGGAAGAGGATTGTTAGCAGGCCAAGAAAAACCTACATCTGAACAATCTCAACAAATTTCTTTAACAAATAATGAAGTAACTCCTTCTGTTGATATAGATAGCGAAAACTCCATGCTTGAACAGCGCATCATGGAGCTTGAAAAGCAATTAAACGTTTCTACTGAGACTCCAGTTAGCAAGCAAAACATAAGCGCGTTAATCTCTGAACAACCACCACTCATCAGAGCAATCATTCAAACTGAATCTGCTGGTAAGCCTCAAGCTAAAAGCAGCAAGGGAGCTACAGGATTGATGCAGTTAATGCCAGGTACGGCTAAAGAGCTTGGCGTAGACCCAACAGACCCAGCGCAGAACATCGAAGGTGGGACGCGCTATATCAACCAGATGATGGATAAGTTTGGTCATGAGAAGTTAGCACTTGCAGCGTATAACTGGGGACCAGGTAACCTTCAGCGAGCTATAGCAAGAACTAAGAAGGAAGGGCTTAATTTAACTTGGGATAACATTTTAGAAACTACATACGTCCCTGCTGAAACTAGGAAGTATGTAAGCAAAGTAATTACAAAGCGTAATCAATTAGAGGCATAAAATGACGTGGAGCGGTGGAACCTACAAGAAGGGTAATTTTAGCACTAACGGCTGGACTGGTGACGCATCGTTAGGCATCGGCATTGAGGCTGGCCGCCACGACACGCAAGACGATGATTTTGCTACAGGCATTAACCAGTGCTTGAACAAGGACGGTTCTAACGCTGCTACTGGTAACCTTAACGCAGGTGCTTTCCGTGTAACTAACATTGGTGCTGGCACTGCTAGAACTGATGCTGCTCAAGTTGGCCAGGTACAGGATGGCGATTATATATGGTTAGGCACAACCGCAGGCACAGCAACGGCTCAAACAGCATCGGCTACTCCTGCTATTACAGCGTACAAAGCTGGACAGAAGTTTCGTATGCTTGTCGGGGCTTCATTAGGAAGCACGGGCGCTTCGCCTACTGGGCACACTATAAATATAAATGGACTTGGTGCAAAGCAGATCGTTAGCGCGAATGGATTAAATAATTCTCCAACCGTAGGGTCGTGGGTAGCTAATGCTCTTTTAGAATTAGTTTACGATGGGACGTACTTTAGAATCGCAAACGATCCTGGGTCATGGCTTACTTGGACTCCTACATTAAATGCGCCAGTAGGTTCTCTTTCTTCAACCACTATTCTTATGGCTCGTTATAGAAAGATAGGACATGTTGTAACCATGCACGTTCATTTTACTACTACGGCAACTGGTGTTGGTGGACAAATAGAAATTACAAATGTACCGATTGCTTTAGCTAATGCCTCAGTTGCTTACACAATTCAATACGCACACACGGTAGTAGCTGGAGTTCCTACTACTGGATATGTTTATAACAATAGCGGGACAAATATTGCTGTTACAAAAGATATATCGGCTACAAATATTGGAACTGGAGCTGTTCAATCTCGATGGACGTTTATTTATGAGAGCGTATAAAATATGAATTGGCAATCAACACTTCCACCATTTGTGACGTCAGACGACGTGTCAACAAGCGATCTTTTTGATTATTCAAAAGCATGGCGCAATCGAGAATTAGCTGCAACAGATTGGACACAGCTTCCTGATTGTCCACTGACAAGCAAGGACGAATGGGCAGTATATCGCCAAGAGCTTAGGGATTTACCAGCTCAAGGAGCAGATCCTAAATTGTGGGTGTTTCCAGTACCTCCAACATGAAGCTCAAGCTAGTACGAGTATCGGAATACAAAGACGCTACACTAGGCGTGTTGTGTCTCGATGCTCGTCCTATGTTTGTCACGCTTGAAGATAGGTGGTTTGACAACGAGAAGCAGATCAGTTGCATCCCCGCTGGTAAGTACAAGATAAAGATTCATAACTCGCCTAAGTTTGGCAGAGTATTCCAAGTTTGTGATGTGCCAGGACGCAGCCACATATTGATCCACGCTGGGAACACTAAGGAAGATACGCATGGATGTATTTTGCTTGGCTTTATGTATGGAACGATTGGCACAGATACGGCAGTTCTTTCAAGCCGTGCAGCTTTCGCTAATTTCATGACTGCAATGATAGGAATTGACGAAGCAGAGCTAGAGATCCATGACAAACGGTGATGTTACAGAATTGCGCTACTGGTTGGATCTCCTTATCAAGGGAGTGATTGGTGTTGTTATCTCACTAGTTGGCATGGACTACAGGCAGGTTAAAAACTCGCTTAAAGAGTTAGAGCAGAGCAAGTACCAGCTCACTATGCACGTTGAGGTTATGCAGCATGAGATGGTCGCTATCAAAGACCGATTGCAACGCATGGAACAGAAGATTGATAGGATATTAGAGAAATGAGAGTGCTCATTGTGCTGTTGGCATTTATAGCCTCTGCACAGGCCCAGGGAACGAGCTACATTGGACTCTGTAACAGCACTTGGAATTGTGAAAAAACCCTCGCCACATGGCGCGGAAAGCCTATAATCACTGGATGGCTAGAGGATTCGTTTGGCAAGAAGTGCGAGTGCGCGAATCAGATACTACAGCAAAAGAAACGCAAGATTATCCGAGTGCACCTAGCAAACGGGCCTTGTCTTAGAAACAAGAGATGCCAGCGTCATGATGTGTTCTACGGATACACGATAGCTTCAGCCAATAGAGCAGCAAAGATACCCAGTTCTCGGTTAAGAAAAAGGCTAGACGTATTAGCCGCACGATTTAAGCAGCGGATTGAGCAGTCGAAGGGTTCACTAACTTGTTACGTTTCACCTTGTTTAGAGTGTGATTTGAATGGAACTGCTAGAAAAGCTCTCATTGGTGCTGTATCTGCTGCTTTGCCTAGCTGTATCCTTGTGGATAATCCTTTGCGAGCCCGTTGTTTACAAGGAACCGTCTGCGAGCGACACGGAATATCTCCTAGTTTACAAGAGCCGTGCATAGCTGATCTGGACGGTACAGAGGCTAAATCCATACTTGACTTGCAAACCTACTACGCCAACACTAAACAATGTGACGTACGGTTTTACTGGACGGCATGGATGAACTGCATTTCTGATAGCTGGAAAACCCCAACCAGTCGGGATTGCAGTCATTCAATTTATCAATACGCTAAAGCAGGACGAATCGCATGGAACTTGTTATCTTCTCGATAGTTCGACACCTTCTGACACTAGTTGCAGGTAGCTTGCTTACTATTGGCGTGAGCGATGCTGATGCTCATAACCTTGCTGCTGCTGCTGAACCCGTAGTAGCTGGCGCTGTCTTGTATGGCGCTTCACAAGTTTGGTCGCTTAAAGATAAGAAAAAGCGTTAGTGGCTAAGCCGATGGCGTTTGTTGCGTAGAGAGTTTTCCTTCTGCGCGGCTCTTTGTCGTACGATGCCAGTGTTCTCTTTCATGTAGTTAATAACGGCCATAAAGCGGCCACGTTCTTCAGCTTGAATAAAGTGTAGCTTGAATTGTTCTGCAGCTTCTTTACGGATGCTTGAAGCGGCACCATCACCATCTTCGTAAAGCTGATCAGCTAGGTAGGTTAGGTTAAACTCTTCAGGCTCTTTTTCAAATAAGAACCACCTAAGCCGGTTAAACTCGTAAATGGCTTTGATGTGAAAGTTATTACGGTTCTCGTTAGTCAGGCTTTCATACGCTACAAGCTGCCCACTGCCCGAGTTTAATAACTTATCAAAGAAAAAACAGTAGTCTTTAAGAGCGCGTTCTATTACTGCAAACCACAAATTGCGTTCAGGAGTTTCGTGCGATACTGGTTCAGAATCAAAGATTGGCATGTCTTTTTTCATAGCCCGTTAGCGAGATACTTGCTTATGATTTCGATTGCCTCATCAGCAGACCAGCAAATTACGGCATAGTTACCAGCTGCGTTGAGTTTTTTGAGTATGTCCATCTGCTCAGGACTAGCGCGGTTGGGCTTAACCTTCATTTCTATGAATAGAGAGTTGTACTTATCGTTCCCTACAGGCACACAGATGTCGGGTATGCCTTTAGTAAGCCCTGCTCGTTTCATTGCAACACGACGCGGTATAGAGGCTTTACGCTCGTTTGGGATAGCAAATGCTAGCTCATAACCTTTATGAACGTGAGCCATGGCGCGGCAGTAGTCAAAGAACGCAGTTTGCTCCTGCTCCTCTGGTCGTCGCTTAGGTTTGCTTTTGCCTGCAAAGAGTTTGGAACTCAATCATCGCCCCGCGTTCGTTTGGAATATTTACTCCAAAGCGTTTGATTACATCACGGTAAAAGTCTTTAGGACTTACTGAAACGATCAGTTCCGCGCTTTTACCTGCTGCCATAGTAACTAAGAACTTCCGTCTTCGGTAGTATTTTTCAGCAAGCTCGTCTTTTACAGCGCGTATAATTGCTTCTCTTGTGTGTTGTTTTACGTTTTGCAATGCATCAAATAGCTTGCGAAGTGCTGCTCTATTATCAAATTCGTGAGAGATGTTGATAGGATGATACTCAACAAAAACACCGTTTACGTAAAAATCAACAATTTTGTTATGGCCTACGCCAACTTGAAAAGTTAGCCCGTTTCGTAGCTCAAAATTAGGTACATACTTTTCAAGCATTACGCCACACGCGTACTCAGAGCGTGATGCAAAATGTATAGGTTCATCGGGAATGTTGGGAAAAAGCAGCTCTTGGCGATGTTGACGTTTGTCCGGCTCAAGCATGAGCGCAGTCTACCTAGAGCCATGAGCATAGGCACTGATTTACTTTTTCTTCTTTTTAGTTACGCCTTTCTTATTCAGTGGCATCTGATTCGTCCTCTAATAATATGTTTGTGCCTATTGTTGGCCACATCCAGCTGTTTAGACAAGCGATATATCCAGCTAGAAACGCATCATACTCATTGCCATATGTGCCCAGCGGCATAGACTCGATGTACTCCCTAGCTAAATCCTCAGCTGACTTCATGCCCGCTCCATGTAAATACCAGGACCGCATAGCAAATTAACCTCGACCGCTTCGCAATGCATGACAGTATCAAGAATGAGTTTGGCTAGTCGCTCAGGTGACTCGTTATAATGAGTATCAACTAGCGCACGAAGGTCAGGCCGAGACTCGTATTGATGCGCAAAGTCTGCCGATTCTCGGATAGTTAGACGTACAGACCATTTCCCATCTGTAATTGTGTGCAGGCTATAAACTCTCATAGTGTTACCTCTATAAGCTCAGGATTTAGATCAGACTGTGGAACTGCCCAGTAAGGACGATTTAACAGGTTGCCATCTTTATCGTTGGCTATCCAATAGCAATCCTTTTTGCAGTCCCTACCGTATAGCCACCCGACAATTTTAGTGTCTGGATATGTGCCAACTACAAAATAATATTTAACATTATCGCGATCTTTCTTGCGAATTGGCATTTTTGCTTTTAGGTTTGGACTACTACGAACCTCAACATTGCTACCCACATCAGCTACAGCGCGGTCAGCACTTGCAAGATTGCAGTATAAGCCAAGAGCCTTTGCTACCGTTGCCTCAGCGATAGCACCATGGATATTGGTTGAAAACTCATCCTTGGTAATATCGCCTTGGTTATCCTTTGCGTTGCGCTGTATGGCTCGAAACTGCCTTTGTAGCCCCGCAATCGCGGCATTAAAGGCTTCCCCATGTTCCAGTCTAAATTGCGTCACAGTCCCTCCTAAAGGCTAAAAAGGGATTTCATCGTCGTTTTCAACTACTGCCTTAACTACAGCGGCAACCTTCGGATGCACGGGACGTGTATCAAATGAGGATACAGGTTCG